TTGCACGTTAGCCCTTGTAGATAATATAGCGTAAGCAATAGACATATACATTGCTTGCTCAGCAAACTTATGTACTTTCATTTCAGAGTCAGTACCAAGGCTATCACTTAAATAATCTATAACTACAGTTTTACCAGATACACCAGAGCTAAAGTGAACAAGCCCTGTATTGTCATTTATATAATAAGAACCATTGTCCTGTGCATGTTGAGGGTCAATACCGTATCTTCTACCTTCAGCCGCAAACCTAGTATCATCTTCGTAATCATCAGTTACAGTGCTTGATGTGTGCGCCCTGTACTTGTTCCAAGAGTTAGACTCTGTGTTTAAATCTACAAATATAATTTCTTTTCCATAAAGCTCTGCATTTACAACTGTTAAAGGTTTACCAGGATTTATAGCTGGTTGGTTTGCAGAGTCTGTTAGCTTCCATTTTTCAAAAAGTGGATTTGTTATTTCTAAAGCTATGCCTGGAAATGTAGAACTTACAGTTCCGGCTGTAGAAGATATAGTAGTATTATCTGGTATACCAGGACCAAACACACTCATACCAGCTTCTAAACCACCAGGATCAACTTCTAATTGAATTATCATACCGTAGTGAGGAACATCTACACCACCTTTAGTTTGTTCTCCAGCTTGGTTCACATTAGCACCATACAATATATTACGTTGAAAAGATTCGCTAGAATGTGCACCAATAGTTTGTCTAACTTCTTTTTCAAACTGAGGCAAAGGTATTTTAGAAATAAAATCATTGTCTAAAGATATTTGATTTCCAAATGAATCATACGTTCTTGTTATGCCGTACTCCATGTATTTACCGAAGTATTGTTTTTCTGCAGATGGTATTTCAATAAAAGCACCGTCTACTAAAGTAACATCTGGTATGTTTACTTTCCAAGTATTAGTTTCAAACTTTATATCACCGTTAGTAGCTTGTTGGTAAGACACAGGATTAGATGTTTTAGACGTAGGATATAGTCTATGTTTTATACCAGCACTATCAACTCTAGATATAGCTGTGTAGTGTACGTAATCTTGTGGTAGAGGTAAAGTTAAAGAAGGTGGAACTTCTAATTCAAAAGACTTTACAGATTTTAAAGTATCAAAACTTAATTCAGCTAAAGCGCGTTGTGCGTGAAAACCAATATCAGTTCTACTTACTTTACTTATAATTTTGTCTTCGCCAACATAAGCAACTATAAACGAGTTTATAATATCTTCTAATGATGTAAATTGGTAGTTACCATAGTTAGCATTACCTGTTTGCTGAACACCATCAGGACCATCATAGTATATTTTTGAATCTAATCCAAGATCAATTAAACTACCCTCAGCAGTAACTTCATCTTGTTTTTGTATAAAGCCGTCTAATAATCCCATATGTTATGATTTTTCTTGTTGAATATTTTTATTGTCTTCTGCTACAGCTATCTGATACATAGCAGGATCTTTTATAGCTATTCCAGCTAAAGCTAATATTTTTATAATTAAGTTGTTTTCTTCAGAAGGATGTAACTCAAAGTCTAAAGACGTTGAAGGATTATATAATGCAGAGTCGTTAATAACATTATAACCCCAATTTATGTTTTTTGGTTTTCTTATGTAATGGCAATTAACGTTGTTAGTAAACGTAGGGTAAATTCTAAAACCTTGTGGCATGTCAACATATACAGCTCTTTTTAATGTTGGCTTTGCTAAAGGCGATAATTTAATTGCCAAATATTCTTTGTGTGTAACTTGCTCTATTTCACCATAACCAGTTTCTAAACTACCTACTCTATATAGCTCTTGTGGTTTTTGATAATAAGGTGTTTGATAAAACAATAGTTTTATGTTTTTAAATATAGCTATTTTTTCTTCTAATAAAGTTAGCATATCAGCATATTCTGTATCATTACCAGGAACTCTATTAAATTGATTTATATCATAAAAATATTGCTCAAATATATCCATCTGAGCTTGATCTGCAAATAAGTTAAACTCTTGTGGAGTTATATAACCTCTTTGTTCTTTGTTGGCTATTGCCAAAACTTTTTGATATACTGTATCTATATTTACCATATTTCTTTATTGTAGTTTGCAGTCGCCCCGAAGAGCGACCGCTCCTACAGTTTGATTATTGTAATTGTTTTTCTATATTTGAATAGATTTCCATACCTTCGTCAGTCTTAAACCAAGCGGCTAAAGCTGAATAAGGGTGCTCATCAAATGGAACATTCATTAGTTTTCTATTGTTAGAGCCCCAAGAAAAAGTTCTTTGATCAGAAGATAATTTTAATATACCAGTTTCTGTTGCTTTAATACCAAAGTTTCTAAGAACAATATTTTCGTCATTTAAAAGATCTAAGAATAATTCAGGATTGTTCTTAGCGTATATAAGTAAATCTCTTTTAAGCTCTTTAGAGCTCATCTTAGACACTTCAGAACCAATTTCAACACGCATGATAGCTTCCATCATATCTATGTCTAAATTTCTTGCTGCAATTATTGCGTCAGCTTCCATTTCTAAAATATCTAGTTGGTTTTCAGCCATTTTTATTGGCTTGTACTCTTCATACATTTTTTCTCTATCAGGGTGATATAAAGATAACAGTTTTTGTAAAGTTGATTTTTCTTTTGGAACAAATAAACTTCCAGATCTAAAAACAATATGCTCTAATCTTTGATCACCAGACATTTCATCAACAAAAGGTGTTCTTTGGTTTTGACAGTACTTTAACTCTCTTTCATAACCTTTTTCTTTGTCAAACCAGTATACGTTTGCAGATTTTATTGATCTGGACAAAGGTTTTTTACCACCTTTTAAGTTGTATATTCTATCTTTTATTTCCCAAGTTGGTTTCTTAGGCTCAACTTTTGTTTTTAGTTTTGGTGTTTCCACAACCGGTGTTACTATTTTTTCTACGTGCTCATCGCCAGGATCTCCTGCGTAAGCTTTTTTTGTTTTTTTTGACATAATATAATATATAATAAAATTAATAAAAAGAAAGGGGTTGGGGAATTACCCCCAACCTCTTTAAATAATAAGTTGCTTACTTCATTAACATGAAATTGTTAGCACCTTGTACAACTAAACATCTTTCAGATAACATATGCACTTGCATTGCATCTAAAGCAGATGTAGCAGCTCCAACAGAACCAGTAACCCAAGACTTCATTCTTCTGTCATCAGTTTGAGAAGCTCTATATCTAACGTGTAAAAAAGGTCTTGTAAGATTCTTACCTAACTGTTGGTCATAAACCGAAGAAGTACCTGCTGGAATAATAACACCTCTAATAGCGTTAGATCCTGCAGTAGCATTTATACCACCTCTTGTAGCTTGATCATTTAAGTATCTAAAGTCAGACTTGTAAAAATCGTAAGATCCACGTCTGAAACCAGAGAAACCTAAGTTTAATGCCATATCTTCAGAGTTGTTGAATACACCATATGATGTACCACCAGCACCGTAAGAATTCATTGAAGCTAACATATCGTCCATTGCTAAGCTAGTAGCTCTGTTTACAAACATCATGTTTTCTTCAATAGCACCTTGCTTGTCAAATTCTGCTAATATAGCATCAAATTCAGCTAAGTCAGTAGAAGCATTAACTCCAGTAACACCAGAAGTTACATTACCTCTATCTTCGATAGCAGCAAATAAACCTTCAGTACCGTGAGGAAGTGTATCAACAGTTTCGTAAGCAGCACCAGATAAATTAGCTAAAGATGCACCAGCAGTTTTCTCAGCTTCAAGCATAGACATTTCTAAGTAGTCGTTAAAACGAGCTCTTGTATCAGCCTCAGCCTTTAAGTACCATAAATAACCACTAGCCCCGCTTTCAGAAGTAACTTCAACCCAACCAATTCTAGAAGCATCAGATCCTGAAACTTCGTAGTAATCTTTTAATATAATAGGTTTGTTTTGGAAAGTTTTAAAAGTTGGCTCGTTTGCACCTCTTGAGTCAGTTGCACCAACTCCATCAGCTTGCGTATAAGACTTACCTTTTACAAATTCAGAACCATAAACCATTATAGTTGTTGCGCTAGCAGAAGTTGTACCTGTAACAGCAGCAGCTGTGTAAGAAGTAAAATCAATTCTTGCACCACTAACTTTAACTACTAAACCTTTAACAACTCCGTTTGTTGGATCAGATATGATAATTGTATCATTAACTCTAATACCGTGGTTAGCTGGTTCAAATCCATCACCTGATATATTTCCATCAATATCTGATATAATGTCTATTTGTGATGATCCAGTACCAGTACCATCTCCATCAATACCACCGGCAGTACTATGTACATGCCCTAAGTATGATAAATGTAATCTTGATTGTTCAGACCATACTACTTGATCAGCAGTCATAGCCTCTTCAGCCCCTACTTGTGAAAGAAATCCTGAAATAGTTCTCGGTCCGAAAACTTCAGCTTCTTTTTCCATAAGATCTGGTAAATATTGTTGACCCCATCCAGCGTTTGAAGCTGATGATAAGTCTAAGTAATTTGATGCTAGCGCCTGCTTCTGTGAAGCTGGAATACTATTCAAATTAGTTCCTGCAGTAATTGCCATAATTTTGTTTTTTTAAATTAATTATTTATTTTTGATTTTAAATTTAAAAGTTGGAGAAGTGTCATCGTTAAGCACTCTTACTTTAGGACCACTTGTGTTATCGTTAGAAAATGATTGCCTTGGATCCATACTTACGTTTTTAGCCTTAGCAACACTATCTTTCATAGCATCAGCTTTTCCTTGTTCATAAAAGTGATTAGCAATAGCGTCGGGATTCATTGCTGTAAATAAAGATTTATGATAACCTTTAGCGTCTGACATTTCATTATTTTTGTTCAAAAACTTTTTGACAAAATTATTAATATCACCTTGGGTTTCTTTAACCTCATTAGCATTTTTCACATTAAACCTATATCTCTTATCTCCGACGTTGTATTCAAAACCTTTGAATTTATCGTTAAAAACTTCTTTAGTTTTTAATTTAAAAGTGTTAGTTTGTTTTTCCGCTATCTTATTAGTCTCTTCCGACTCTTTGTTGTATCTATTAAAGAAGTTTACAGCTTTTTGTTGTTCGGTAGTTAACCTAGAACCAGCCTTAATTTCTTCATAGTACTTAGACTTTTGCCCGTCTAGGTGGCTTTTAGCGTTGGCAACTTGCTCTTTTAACGCTATTTTCTTTTTCTTAACCTCTCTCTCTTCATCAACATCATCATCGTATGAGAAAGAGTCTTCCATTAGAAAACTAATTTCATCATCTGTTAAGTGAGATTTTGTTTGTTTGTAGTATTCCCTAAGAACTGTCATATCGTCATAACTAGAATAGTCTTGATTAAGACGTACGTAATCTTCTAGTGTACCACCAGTTTCTTCCATAAAATCTACAACTTTTTGTAAATTTTCAGGTATTGCTTTTCCAGTCTCTTGAGCTTCAGCAACAGCTTCTTCAACTTCGCTTGCTAGCTCTTCTGTTTCTTCTTTAACTTCTTCTTCAGTTATTTCTTCTAATACTGGAGTTTCTTGTGTTTCAGCTTCCGGTTGTACTTCTTCTTGTTTTTCTGTGGTGTCGGCATCTTTAACGAGTTCAACCACTCTGTTATCGTCAGCGTTATCTTTTGTAACTTCTTCTGTGGTTTCATTTTCTTTTGGTGTTGGTGGTTTGTCTAAATTTACTTTGATGACTCCGTCATCTTGATTTGTTTTTTTAAGATCAACTTTTGTTACGTTGTCTTCAGCAGCCTTTTCGACTACTTCTTGTTTTTTCTTTTTTGCCATAATATAATATAATAATAGTTAATAATTTTTATCTTGGATCAAAACTACCTAAATTGAATCCGCTACCTAGTATATCATTACCTGCGGACTCAAAGTTTTTAGGTGCTTTTTCACTTTTTCTTTGATCTATAAGCTCACTTTGTTGTGATGCTTGTATTCTAGTTCTTTCGTCTTTACGATCTTCTTTTTCTTTTTCTTTTGATTTTTGACCATCAACCTCTACGCTTTTGAGTTGCATGTTCATTTGAAACTCTAACTGCATAAGTTGTTTTTTGTACTCAACTTCTTGAGCCTGTTTCTGCATGTCAAATTGCATTTTCATTTGTTCAAGCTGTGCTTGTGTTTGTGCTTTAGCTTGGTCTTTTTGTATTTCCATTTGAGCAGCAGCTTGTTGAGTTTGCATATTAGCTTGTGCTTGTGCTTGTATATTCTGTTGTTGAGCTTGTTGATCTCTTTGTTGCTTTTTAACTCTTCTAAGTTTTAATATTTGATTTGCAAGTTTTAGATTTTTAATTTCTCTAATGTCAATAGCATCTTCAATGTCAAGACTTTGTTGTTGAATAGACATCTGTATATTGTTTTCAAGCATTGCTTTTTCTTCTTCATCAGGCATTAACTCAATAAATATACCAAAGTCATAAAGATGAAGTTCAGACATTTCCTCAAGCGTAGCAACGTTATGAGCACCTATTTGTTGTACAAAAGCATTAGCTGTTGGTGAATATTCTAGTATGTCAGATATTCTAAGTGACAAGCACCCAGCTACTTCTTTTGTTAAAAACAAACCAGACTGTAATATATGTCTTGTAGCTGTATTGCTGTTAGCTGCTGCTAATTTTTGCACACCTACTAAAGCGTTTTTATCAGGTGTACTACCATCTCTAGCTTCGTTTAATCCGGTTACATCTCTAATCATTTGTAGATAATAATTGTAATTACCAATCAACGCTTGCATTTTATTACCACCACTTCCACTAGTTATTTCTTGTATAGGTATTTTACCTGGATTCATATCACCTTCAGAAGTAAATGATCTACCTATAACAGATCCTGTTTGAAAGAACATGTTTAAAGCTTCTTGTGGATTGTAGTTTGTTCCGTTACCTAAATCTATTTCAGCTAAACCGTCAGCGTCTAAGTAAACACCATCTGGCACCATACGTGATAACACTTGTTGTAATTTCAAATGTGTTAACTGTATCATATCGGCAAAACCGGTGATACGCTGTACTAAAGATTCAATACGACCCTTATACATACGTGGAGCAACAATAGCATAATTCATTTTAACCTTAGTAAAATCACTTTTAGGTCTCATCATGTTTTTAGCCATTTCCCACTTCAACAACTTACCAGTTCCTAATACTAAAGCACCATCGTACAAGCACTCTATTGATCTTTGTAGTTTACCAAAGTTATCAGCATCTTCTGGTGGATTAAAGCTATCGTCTTTTGCTAGTATTTTATCAGCACCGCTACCAGTTTCTTTTACCTTATAAACTTCGTTCATATATGTTTTATAATTAAAATATAAAACTTGAACTTTGTTACTATCCTGTTCAGCATCATTATAACCTTGATTATAATTGGTCTTGTCGTAATACTTGTTTTTAACTATGTCTTCTAAGTCTTCTTGAGTTAGATGTGGAAATTGTTTAGAAAGCTCGTTAATAGGTATATTTTTAACTTCACCTACGTAATATATATCATCAAAATATGGAGACTCAGTATATGAATACACTAAATCAGCTGGATCAACATAGTCAATAACAACACCTTCAGACGTATTGAAACTAGTCTTTACAGCTCCAATACCTAATACTGTTAAGTCGTAGTAAAATCTTTTCTTTATTAACTCGTAATCGCTACCTTCCATTAAAACATTAAGAGCTTGTTCTTCTGCTATTTCTACAGCTTGCTTATATGTTAACTGCATGTGAAGATCTAACTCTTCTTGAGTTTCTGGTAAAACTTCTGGATCATTTTCATATAAGTTAATACCAAAAGCATTGTTAACATAATCGTTTAGCTCCTTAGTCTGCATATCTTTTATAATAGACTCCATATATGCAGTTCTTTTGCTTACTCCATATTCGTCTTGAGAATAAGCTTTTATATCATAAGTTCTTTCTGAAATACCGTTTACAACTATATCAACAAACTTAGGTATAATAGGCACTGGTTTCCAGTCTAAATTAAGATAGGACAAATCACCGTTTATAGATAACTCGTCCTTATACTTTTGTATTGATTGCTCACCCCTAGCGTATAATCTAAGTTCATGAAAGTTGTTGTGATTTGTTTTATACCGATTGCTACCTCTTTCAGTATGAAACCACTCAGCTTCAATAGCTTTAGCAACTTTTAAACCGTAATCATAGCTCATCTTCTCCACATCACTAACAACTTGAGAAGGAAAATAACTTTTTACAATCATATTTATTTTTTAATTAATTTAGATGTATTGCCTTTGTTTTCGTACTTAGCAATACTTATATTTAGTTTTGGTTTTTCTACTTTAGCATTTGGTCTATACAGATGTCTGTTGTTTGCCATTATGGCTAAACCAGAACTAATAGACGCATCATGCTTTGTTCTTTTGTTAATGTCAAATTTTGCCCAGTCATTTAGTAGTTCATTAAAATAACAATTTCCAAAAGTACCATCTTGTGCCATACCCACGTTACCTTGTATATACATTTCAATAGCTGCAGCGTGAGCTTGTTTTATATCTTCACTTGAATTTGGTATACCTCCTATTTCTTTTTCTGTTACAGATAATTTGTTCCATACTTTATCAGGTCTATTCATACTGTAACCTCTGTAACCACGTCTTCTTAAATAATACAATAGACGAGGTTTATTATTTTCTGCGAGTATAGGCATCCCATAAAATACTAATGCCATTAGAACGTCTTCAAAGAACATCTCTGCGGTTTGTGGCCTTGCTAAGTATTCTAAGAAAAACGTGTTAGCTGGTGCATCTTCCATACTAAACTTTGTTAACCCATGTAAAGCACCTTTAGAACCTTTACCGTCTACAGTTCCTGATATATCGTAACTATCACAACCAAAAGAACCCATGTGTTCGTTACCTGGATGTCTAACACCATTTTTAACTATAACTCTATTTTGTAGGTTTGTTGGTGGTACCCAGCTTACTTTAAATCTACCTTTTGGATCTGGATAAAATATAACGCTTGTATCTTTAACGCCATTCACCCATTGAAAACTACCAATGTTTACTGTAGCTCTAGTTTCCTCGTTGTAATCTATTTGTTCATATAGTTTAACTAAGTTAAATATACTATTACTAGCCTCGTCTCTAAATGCATGCTCTGTAGTTCTTGGAAACTGCCTGTAAAATTCGTTTAACGCATCTTGATCACCTTTTAAACCATCAGCTTCATTTTGCCAATTGTCTACAACGCCTACATCTATTAACTCTCCGTGTGGGTCAAAGACATCATGGTCTGGACTATCGAAGACTGGACTGCCGTGTTCATCAATAAATCCTTCGTAGTTCCACTCCATTGGGATAAAAAGAGAATATAGACCAGACGCTGTCTGTCCATTTCTGTTTCGCTTATTAACGTCTGATGCGTTGTATAGTTTTTTGAAGTTTTCTCCACCCTTGTCTAATGAATTTGATGTTGAGCCCATCATACATTTACCTATAATTCTACTACCTAATCGTAAACATGTTTTGGTAACTCGCCAGTTATTTAAAATATTATCGGGTCTTTCCCATTTACCACTCTCATCATGTACTAGTAGTTTTAGTTTTTCACCATCATAACTATTATCACCTGTGTTTTTCCAGTCTATAGTTGTATCTAATCCTTCTAAGTCTTCTAGCTTTTCGTTTGTTGTAATTTTCTTTCTAGTGAATTTAGAAGCTGGAACTCTATATGCAAGTTCAGATTTTGGACGGTCCATACCATCTTGGATAGGGCTAAAAAAGAAAGGATAATTAATTGATATAGGTACAACTTTGTCTGTAAACATTTTCTTAGCATCAGCTCCTGTTTTAGATAATATACCAAACCTTGCATCTGACGAAATCGTAGCTTGATTGACAGTCTCAGCAGAGGACATAAAAGAAAACCCAGATCTTCTGTTTTTAAGATAACACATAC